TTTATACTCTGCTTAATTTACTTATCAATTATGGCGAGCGTATTGGGGGTTCTGTGGATATCCTTACTGGGCAAAACCCAGGTCAGAATACTGCTGCAGAGACTACTCGGACGATGGCAGAACAAGGGATGAAGATTTTTTCAGGTATCTTTAAACGTACCTACAGAAGTCTTAAAGATGAATTCCGTAAGCTATACCGTTTAAATCAACTATATCTTCGTGGTATTCAAGACTATAACAGTGACATGGGTTCAAGTTTTATTGATGCAGATGACTACAACGGTCCTGTATCTGATGTGCGCCCTTCGGCTGATCCAAATATTGTTTCAGATGTTCAGCGTGTTCAGCAGGCTCAAGCGTTATTACAGCTTGCCTCTACAACACCAGGTATGAACATGTACGAAGTTCAAAAGAACTACTTAAAAGCAATGAAGGTCAACAATATTGATACTGTTCTTCCAGATCCAAAAGGTCCTAATGCTATTAAGCCTGGTCCTTCTGAGAAGGTTCAAATTGAGATGATGAAGCAGCAGACTAAGACTGCTGATATGCAGATGAACTTCAAGATTGCTATGTTGAAGCTAATTAAAGATGCTGAAGTCTCACAAGCTAAGATTCATAAGTTAGAAGCAGAAGCTGTACTTGCTATTGAGCAAGCCGGTGGTGTTAAAACAGGTCAAGATATTGCGATGCTAGACGCACAGATTGGTGCAGCTAGAGCTCGCCATGAAGGAATTCAAACTGCTTTGAAAACAATGATGGAAGTTGAAAAGCACATGAATGAAATGACTCAACCTACCAAGGAAGAGGAACCAAAACTAGAAGAGTAGTAACTAAGGAGGAAGTATGGCAGTCATAGTGACTGAAGAAGAGTTTTCAAGTTGGAGAGATAGTAGGGTTACAAGAGCGTTTATGTTAGCTCTGAAGAACGATAGAGAGTGGTTAAAGGAAATGTTGTTAGCAGGTACTGAAGATGATGCTGGTCTTCGTGGGCGTGCAGCAGCAGTTACTCAAATCATTAATCTAACCTACAATGAGTTAATGGAATCAGTTAAGGAGCACAGAGATGTCTAACGTAAGTGGTATTACTCCAGTCTTTGACAGGGTGCTTATTAAGCCTCTAGAAGTTGAAGAGAAAACAGAAAGTGGAATCATTCTTTCTACTGGTGAGATGACCGACAGAGAACAGCTTGCTAACACCACAGGACAGATTATCGCCCTAGGTGAAGAAGTTCCCGAAGGAGTTGTTTCAGTAGGTATGAAGGTAGGTTACGCTAAGTACGCTGGTTTAATGTACAAGGGTAAAGACAACAAAGATTACCGCATGATTAACTACGGTGATTTAGTGTGCAAATTAGACGATGACATGAAACTAATAGATCCACATCTATTAAAAGGAAGAACACAATGAGTGAAGAACTGCAACAAGAAGTAGCACAGGAAGCTCCAGAAGCTCCTCAGTACGAGTCCGAAGCAAGGGCACAGGGCTGGGTAGCCAAAGAAGAGTTTCGTGGCTCTGAGGACGATTGGGTTGATGCTGAGACGTTTGTACGTCGTGGCAAAGAGATTATGCCAATCCTCCGCAAGAACAATGAGAAATTGCTTAAAGAATTAGGTGAAGCTAAAAAGGCTGCCGAAGAAGCACGTGAAGCTGCAAAAGAGTTTCGTGAGTTTCAAAAGCAACAGTTTGAGCGTAAAACCAAAGAACTTGAAAGCCAGCTAGAGCAACTGAAGCAAGCTAAGCGTGATGCAATTACGCAAGGTGATGGCGACAGAGCTATGGCGATTGACGATGCGATGGACGATTTAAAAGAACAACGCATTGAGGCTAAAGAAGAACTTAAAGCTGCTGAAGAGAAAGCTAAAGAAGTTCCACAGGTCACTGCTGATCCTGTCCTGAATGCTTGGATGGATAAGAATGACTGGTTTGGTAAAGATACAAGAATGACTGGTGTTGCTAATGGTTTAGGTGTTGAACTCCGTCGTGAGAACCCTGGCCTTAACGGACAAGCTTTCTTGGATAAACTAGACGCAGAACTTCAAGAAATGTTTCCAGAGAAATACGGTAAGAAACGTACACCTAACCCAATGGAAGGTTCCCCTAACGGAACAGCACGACCAACGGTAAGTTCAGGTAAGAAGTCTTACGCCAACTTGCCTCCAGAAGCTAAAGCAGCTTGTGATAAATTTGTTAAGCAAGGTCTGATGACCAAAGAAGCTTATGTTGCAGAATATGATTGGGAATAAGGGAGAAAACCATGACTGAAATTAAAAAAGAAGTTAAAGCTACACCAGAGTCTACTAAGGTAGAGCGTCGTGAACGTAAAAAAGGCGTATTCAATGGGACTCAGGGTAAGCTGCAAGTAGGAAAGCAAATTGAAGGCTATCACTTGCATATTTTCAATGACACGCCAGGTCGTATACAGGCTGCCACTGAAAACGGTTATGAGTTTGTTCACCCAAATGAGGTAGATGGGGTTACGGAGAATGTTACATCTCGTAACCTTGATTTAGGAGATAAGGTTAGGTTCTTAGTAGGTGCTGGTGAAAAAGGTGATCCAATGTACGCTTATTTGATGAAAATCAAAGAAGAGTTTTGGCTCGAAGACCAAGCACAATTACAAGAGCGTAACGATAAAACTGATGCAGCAATTCGTGGTGGTAAAACACCTGGAGTAGATTCTACAGGTTTCTACAACGCTGGTATCAAATACTAATTAATGGCTTTTAAAGACCCTGAAGTTCGTAAAGAATATTTACGTATTTATATGCAAAAAAACCGTAGAAGGTATAAGCATAAGCATGGTTATGATTGTTCTGCCGAACAATACAACAAAATGTTTCAAGAGCAAGAAGGATGTTGTGCCATTTGTGGTGCACATCAATCTGAATCAAAAAGACAACTTGCTGTAGACCATAACCATGAAACAGGGAAAGTAAGAGCATTGCTTTGTATGACTTGTAATACGCAGTTAGGTATATATGAGAAATATAAAGAAACTTTTAAAAACTATTTACTTGAAAAGGACTCATTATGAGTAACGTAAATGCCGTATCAGGACTGTCGCCTAACAGCACAATCACTGGTGCACCTTTTAACGAGCAAGGCATCCTCTATGCTATCGCTAACGACGCTTCTAACACATACGCCATTGGCGATATCGTAAAGTCTTCTGTTGGTAACGATGCAAACGGTGTAGCTCTTGTAACTAAAGCAGCAGCAACCGACGTACCTTTGGGCGTTATTGTTTCTATTCGTGTAGCTAACCCTGGCGTAAGCTTGGCTGGTACAAACATTGACTTAGGTAAGTTGTACATTACTTTAAGCTCTGGTAGCTACTCTTATGTTTATGTTGTAACTGATCCTAACGTAGTGTTCCAAGTTCAAGCTAACGCTTCTGCTGATGCTAAAGTTGGTTCTACTGCTGTTCCTACAATTACAGCTAACCAAACAACATTGTCACAGTCTTCACCATTATCAGCTACTTATGTAACTGCCGATGCTTCAGCTACTGCAGCTTCTATGTTCCAGATCGTTGGTATGTTCCAAGAGCCTACAAACACCCCTGGTGCTTACAATAACTTGTTGGTTGTTTTCAATAAACACCAATACAAACAAGCCTTCGGTGCTTAATTAATAGGAGATATATAAAATGGCTGGTGTAATTACAACTGGTACTCACCCAAAGGCCCTATGGCCTGGTATCAAAGCTTGGTGGGGACAAACCTATGATGAACATCCTGAAGAATACATTCACTTGTTCGACAAAGATACTTCACATCAAAACTACGAGGAAGACGTTCAGTTAACTGGATTCGGTCTTGCTCCTGTTAAATCTGAAGGCTCTGGCGTTCAATATGACTCAGAAGTCCAAGGTTTCGTAACTCGCTACACACACGTTGCATACGCTCTTGGTTACATTGTAACTAAAGAAGAGTTGGATGACAACTTGTATGAGCAAGTTTCTAAGCGTCGTGCTGCTGCGTTGGCAATGTCTTTCCGTCAAACCAAAGAAAACGTTGGTGCTAACGTTTACAACCGTGCGTTTAATACAACCTACACAGGTGGCGATAATCAACCTTTGTGCTCATTAATTCACCCTAATACATCTGGTGGTACTTTTGCTAATACCCCTACTGTTTCAGTTGACCTTTCCGAAGCTTCTTTGGAAGATGCAACTGTAGCAATTATGGGCTTCCAAAATGACCGTGGTTTGCTCATTAACGTTATGCCACGTAGCTTGATCGTAGCTCGTCAAGAATGGTACAATGCTAACCGCATTCTGAAGTCTGTATTCCAATCAGGTACTGCAAATAACGATATCAACGTTCTGAAGGCAACTAATGCCATCCCAGAAGGTATCACTATGAACCACTACCTCACAAGCCCACACGCTTGGTTCTTACGTACTAATATCCAATGCGGTATGCAGTACTTTGAACGTACTGGCATTAGCTTTGACATGGATAATGATTTTGATACCATGAATGCTAAAGCTAAAGGCTATGAGCGTTACAGCTTTGGTTGGACAGACCCACGTGCAGTTTATGGCGTAAACGGCCCATAATTAGTTCTTTACATCTGAACTAATTTGTGTTATAATAGGAAGGTTAGGGATTCATAAGATCCCTTTCCTTTCCTTCTTAAGGACAAATAATGGACTATCCAATTATTAAAGAGCCTAAGAATGCTGTAGTTAAGGACAAGTCTAGCAACATGGCTATTCCTAAAATGAACGCACCTAAAGGTCTCGGTAACACCCAAGCAGTAGAAAACAAAGAAGGCCAAGACTCTGGCTTTAAAAAGAAGCGTCTACATAAAGTAGAAGCTTTGCATTACCCTAAGTAATAATTCTTTTATCCTAAACGTCTTAATTGACGTGAACCCATCACTTTTAGGAGATA